GACCACGATATTGCGGTTCTCATAATAGTGCGCCACCAATAATTTGACGGCGTGCAGTAACCCGTCCGGGATTTCGCCCTCCGCATAACCTAGCGTCATATTGACCTGGACACCGTTGCTGATGTATTCGTAAACGCTAGGCGGTGACACGGTTGTAATGCGTGCAGGCTTTCGCTTGAGGTCGGCAAAGTATTGATTGGTTGGCAAGGTGCTAGTCGTGCTTGCCGTTGGGTTGTATGTGATGCTGATAATAGAAGCAACAGGCCCGATTGGTATCTCCCACGTGCCATAGAAATTATCTAAGTACATGACAGCAGGCAAGTCACCGAGTTGCAGGTTGCAGTAATTCTGCACGTATTCAATGGCGGCGCTTCGTAGCGCTTCTATTAAAGTGTCTTCGTCACTGTGGTCTACACGTAAAAAGGTCTTGAGGTCTGCCGTGCTTACAATGCTAGACTCAGATGCTGTGCCTGTAATTTCTAGGGTATAGTACATGTGGCTAAAATAAGGACAAAAAAAAGAGGAAGCCGAAGCCTCCCCTTTTCTATTCAGTATTCAAATCTTACGCGTCAGCGCCCAAGATAGTTGCTGCTGCGAATGGCAACGCTCCGATTGAGCCTGCTCGTCGCACCTTAGCATCGAAAAAAGTGTCTACCACAATCTTCACTGTACCTGCTGAAATTCCCGAAAACGGATCCACCGTTACGTCCAAGCCGCCCCAGTTAGCATAGAACATATCTGACCAGTCACCATAGTAACAAAATCGCAAAGCGTCCCATCCTGTGGCTGTTCCAAGTGCAACGTCAGCACCGCCGTCAATTAGCTGTGAAGCGTAAACCGCACCCGCGTCAATGGAAGGAACTGAACCGCTGGACAAGATATTATAACCAAACATCTGGCCGTTATCTACCAATGCACTCACGTCGGCAACATTAGCCAAGCCCATCAAGTGCGCCATGGCTGTCGGATGCATGACAAACTGTGTGTTGTTCTCTGCGCCGTTGGAAGTAATTTCGCTCCACAAGTTGCGCAAGTCGTTGGCTGCTGTGGCAAGTAAATCATTTGTGCCTGTTTGTGTTCCCTTTACAACTGTACCTGTGCCGTCTGCCAAAGCAGTAGCGCCACCGATTCCATGAACAGCAAGCAAAGCAATCTTATCCTGCACGTTAGCAATGGATCGCCCAAAGTCAGCCGCAATCACCTCGGCCATGTTGCCGTTGGTTTGGTTGATAGCTTCCTTTGTTACAATCATCTGCTGAGCAATACGCTGCGGGCTGAGAGTCTGCGCGCCCATTGCACCTGTATTGCCTGTGAGCCCTGCCGCCTCTGCTGGTTCTTCAGCCGCGTCAGTTGGAAGTGATGGCATTTTGATGTCACCAACAAACCCATTCAGCTGTGTTGCGCCAGTAGCAGCCAGCAAAGAGTTAGAACGCAAAGCGCCAACCAATGCAGTTACCTCAGTGGCTACTGTTGTTACCGCGTCATTTACTCCAGTCGCGCCAGCGTCTACACCGTAAACGTTACGTGCTTCGTTCAACATTGACTGAGGTATGGCAAAGTCACCGCGCAAGCCTAAGCCCAATGCAGACGCCTCACTGCGTGCTTCCTGTGCAATTTCCTTTTCCAATCCTGTCACACCGCCCTGCGCTGCTTCGCGCAAAGCCTTGCCCAAGTCAAACTGACTAGTTGCCTTAATTACTTCCTTGTCGCTTCGCACAACCGCATCGGCTGCAACGGCAAGACGCTTCAGGCGTGCTTCGTTTTTTGATAATGCATCGCGCTGCTGTTCCGCCGCTTCGAGCTTTGTGTGAATGTCTTGCGTTTCTTCCAGTTCCTCAGAAGTAAGTGCGCGTTCCTCGGTTTCTGCGAGATCGTTGATGTTGCCAAGCTTCGCCTCTAGTTGGCTAATATAGCGGGCCGCATCGTTTGAGTTTCTAAAATTCATAGTTTTAAATGGTTTTGCGGTTCGTTCCGCTATTGGAGCAAAGGTAAGCACTTCGTTGTTTTCGTTTGTTACCTCCGATTTCGTTTCTGTTTCTTGTACTGGCTCAGGCTTTACTTCTGCCATATTCCTCGCGACTACACTGGTATGCTCGTAGGCCGGGTAGCTAACTGGGCTTACATCTAACAAGCGAGCAACCTTAGTCACCGTGCGCATCGTGCGCGATTCGTTCCACTCCTGATCCTGTATTGTAAAGGCAAAAGAACTTTGTGAAATATCGCCGCGCTTAATCAGTTTGTAAAGGTCGCGCCCGTCCTGTGTGTCTGCTAATGCCGCGCGATACTTTAAGCCGCTTTCGTCAACGCTTAATTCTAGCGTGCCGTTCTTAGTGCGTGCCATCGGTGCGCCGTCGTGATTGAGCAAAAGCCGCACATCATCTTCCATGACCTCATCGAATGCACCGCGTGCAATCTGTTCTTTGAAATATCCCAGGTCAGTCACCTGTTCGAAGTTGGCGGCATAGCCTTCAATCACCAAAGCGTCATCGCCAGCGGCGCGCACTTCGCTTGTTCGCAGTTCGACGTTATCGCCGTACTGTTTGCGCAGTTCTTCGCTGCGCTTATTTTCTTCATTCTCCATCGCTACTAATTTTTTTGCTGTAATCTTCTAGGCTGTTCAATGCGATCTGATTCACTTGGACGGTGTGGACAGATCCGCCATCCACTTCGTTTAAGTCTTCAGACGCCCTAGCTTCATTAATACTAATGACTCCCGCCTTTATCAAAGTGTCATAGTACTGCGCGCGGCTGACACTATCGCCCCGCAGTAAATCGCTTAAATCGAACCGAGTAAAATGTGTGGGCCGTTCGTCAGGCGCCAAGAGCTTGCAATTCATCTCCTGCTCTAGCCTGCGCGTCCATGGCACGATCGTATACTTTGCAAACTGAATGGCTTGCTGCTCCGTGTTGCTGTAAGTTACATTTGACTGCACGCCAACCATGGAAGGCGGCACGCCAAAAATTCTGCAAATCTCCTGGTTTAGAAAATCGCGCTGCTCGGTTAAACTAGCGTTCTCCGGATCCACGGCAATTCGGTTGTAACTGAATCCAAACGGCAGCAGCTTCGTGCCTAGCTGATCGCCGCTATTATTCCAACTGTCCTTTATAATATCAATCTGTTCTTTCTTTAGCGGTTCATTGCTTGACAGTATGCCCGTCATGTTCCCGCTGCTACCAAAGAACTCTGCCGCAAAGTCCTGCGCCGCCTTAGCTAGTCCTAACATTTCACGGTGCAATTCAATCGGACTTTGACCGTATAGGTTGCAAGTGATCAGCATATCAGCATGGAAGTAAATGCCATGGTCTTTAATGTCGTACACTATATCAGTGTCGACCATCTTTTGCTTTACGCTCTTTGGATTAACTAGGCAAAGCTCATAGGGATCGCCATTCGGCAATCGCTTAATTATGGCGTATGCCTTGCCGTAAATTAGTACATTGCTAATGTACGTTTCCCAAAAGTCAAACGCTGTGTAACCCGGTTCGGGTTCTTGGCTGATAAGATCCTGCGCTACGTGATTACTAGCTTTAACAACTCCGTCTTCGTTGCGCGTCATCACATCCAGGTGCAACTGTGCAATTGTTCCCGCAATGCGACTGACACAGGCATAAACGGTAGTCAAGCCTAATGCCGTTTCTGTGTCAATGAATGCGCCGCTTTTGGTTGAAATACCGCGCAAGTGCGATGCGAAAGAGGGATAGCCAGTGTATGCTACCTGCACGCCGTTACGCTTAAAAATCCGTTGGAACAAGTTTGCCATTGTGCGCAAGTTACGAAAGAGTAATAATTTCAAAAAAGCCGTCGTCTTCGTTTGGTGTTTTCATGTGTTCACCAATTGCCATAATCATTGCCACAATCGGATCAATCTTGCCGCTGCTCTTTTGTTTGTCGGCTTTTATGTTGCCGGCCGGATCTGTCTTTAGTTCTACATTGCCCAACGCCCAACGCAGCACCGGATCACCATCGTGCCATATCTTGCCCGTCCGTGTCATCACCTCCACTTGTTTCGTTGGACTGCTCATAGAAACAAACCCCTGGCCGAATGGCGTCAGCGGCACGCCGTCGTCCACTAAGTCGATTGCGATCTGCGTGCTGTTGTATCTGTCGAATGCAATCTTCTCAACGTTGTATATCTGCATTAAATTGCTTTCGTCTATGACTTGCCCCTCCGGTCTGTTCATTACACCGCTGACCTTTCGCCGAATACTTGCGTAGTCTGTTACATTGCCATCCGTCAAATGCACGTTAGGCAAGTCAAGGAAGGTGCGATAAATATGCCCAGGGTCACGATCAAGTACTGCGTGAACTGTATCTTCAGGTAGCCAGTAATGGCCGCGCACATGATAGCCGCCTTCGTCCGGGTAAACCATCACCAGCGCCGTCATATCTGAAACGCTGGCAAGGTCGAGGCCACCATAGCAGCGCAAGCCCTTCAGATCCGCTTCGCGTTTGTTCTCCATCCAAACCTCGTCCTGTATCCACGTCTTCGAAGCGGTCACCCATTTGTTAAGGTGTTTCGTTTTAAATTCTACCTCCCGCGATCCACCGACATTTATCGCCTGTTGTAATTGGCTGTCGAGTAACTGAGGCCGCAAGGCCGTTCCTAGTGATGGATTCGCCTTTATCCATGTGCTGTTGTCTGTCCAGTCGTCATCATCGTCCAGCTCGTAGATAATGGCAAATTGTGCGTCGTCGTGTTTTACCTCGTCGAGTATTTCCTTGCACGTCTTTTGCAATTGGTAGCATGGAGATTCACGGTTAAACCCTGCCGTTGTAATGGTAAGGTGCATCGGGTTACGCCGCGCCTGCATTCCTGACCGTAACACGTTTGCCACGCCGTCCGTTTGGTGCGCGTGGTATTCGTCAATGCCGGCGAAGTGTATGTTCAGGCCGTCAAGTGTATCGCGGTCTGCGCTTAGGTACGTGCATCGCGCCGAGAGCGTCGGCGCTTTAATGTCGTGCTTTCCTGCTTTGAGGTGTTTTCTGAGAGGCGGCGAAACCTGAACCATCCTCTGCGCTTCGTCAAATCCGATCTTTGCCTGGTCTTTTTTCGTTGCTGCAAAATAAACCTCGGCAGCTTTTTCTTGATCAAAGAAAAGAGCAGCAAGCGCACAGCCCGCCATAAGTGTCGTCTTACCATTCTTGCGAGCCACCGTAATATAAGCATAATTGAAGCGTCTTGTTCCGTCCTCACGAAACCACCCGTAAAGATTCCACAATATAAACTTTTGCCATGGAAGCGGATCGAACGGCTGGCCATCCCACTCGCCGACCGTGTGACGGATCGCCTTTTGAAAAAATGTAATGTAAGCCTGTGCAGTCTTTGGTCTAAACTCCAAGCCGCGTTCCTCGGCTGTATCTAAGTCTTTGAGATAACGTTGGCACGCTTTGACGGTGTACTTGCTGGCAACTTGCTTGCCCTGGATAACGTCGAGTGCATATTGGTGCGCATCGCCTTCATGCATCCTTGAAAGTTAGTAGCTGCTCTAGTTCGTCGTCAAGTTCTACCTCTACCTCGATCCGCTTGCGTGCGGCTGGCGTCATGCCTAACTCTTTCAGCACTACCAAATATTTGGATCGTGACTCAACTAGCATTTGATGCTCAGGCCGGTGCTT